ATCATAATACTTTCGGAGAATCGAATTGATGATAGGATACCATGGTTCATTACCACTTGGATACCCACAATCTTGTGCTTGTTGTAGAAACTTAAGAATACAAGTTTCCTCGTCTTGAGTGAACTCAACGCGGTTCAGTGTGTAACCAGTGTTCATCAGTTCTCCTCCTGTTCTTGTTGTTGAACTAACTCATCAATGTCACCTAAAAAACCATCACAAGCATTGTCATGATCGTTGTAACAATCTCCACCACAATACGGACAGGAATTGTCAAAGTCGTTGAGTTGCTCAATGATACGAGTTAAATCTTCGATCACACCTTGCATTGCAGATTTAGAATAACCAGTGGCAAAAGGATAACCTTGATCCTCATTTTGTGGTGCAGTGTAACATACATTCACTGCATCTTGCAGTCTTTCAGAAAGACTGAGAAGTTGAGTTTCAAGTTTCATCGAACCTCCTTAATTGCATCAATAACAAACTCTTTTTCAGTAGAATGAATGTGATTAACACAATCATCCATGTCGATACATTCTTCGACTGTGATAAACTTGAGTTTATCGGGATTGTCCATTTGTGAAAGTCGAACTTGGAAAGTTTTCATTAGTTTCAGTCTTACACTACTAGGACACTTTAGAGGTGAGTAACTATCTACATCCAAAGATTGCACCACCAACAGCTGCACCAACTGGAACTGACCAAGCATAACCATTTCCACGACTCATACTAGCAGCAATACCACCACCAAGAAGTGCTCCTAAAACTGATGGCGTTGCTCTACAATTTACACCTCTTTGGTATTGATTAGTGATAACAGTGTTACTATCACAATTTACAGTGTATCTTTCTGTCCTAACACGTCCTTGTCTGTAATTTCCATAATTGTCATAATAACCAGGAACATAAATCTCACGAGTTTTAATACACTCATTGAACTCAGTTACCTGCTGAGCAGATACTGGAATAGAGATCAAAGTGAGAGGTAAAAGTAAAAATAAGTGCTTCATTTTTTCAGTCGTCTTTAACCCATAACCATCCTGCAAATAACAGAACACCAAGAGGAACAATAATCCACCAATAATTTACAATCAATCCAATCAAAAGTACAATACCAAGTAGTGTAACTGTTCCATCAAGATCAAAAGATGATGAACTCTCACTAGATCGCACTTCACGGAGATTGATAATCCGTTCAGCACCATAGATTCTTCGGAGTTGTTGTTCTGCTCCCTGACATGTATTGGATTGAACTTCTAGATCCTGATAACCAGATTCAGAACCTAACCAACATTTTGCTTTCCAAGTTGCCATGTTAATTAAACCTCACTTAGCATACATAAAGATACTTCCTTCGTTTCCCCACAATTGATACAATTCTTCAATGGATTTAACATTTTTGAATCCATTATGTTTATTTTGTTCTTCATAAAGTTTTTTTCCTATGTTCTCATACCATAGTTGAAAACTTTGTCGTTCTGGATGATAAAGTGGAAGTGAAGTTACAGAAGGATCAGAATAAAACATAATCAACGAGCATAAAGATAGGAACCACTCCAGTCTGCATTTTCCAGCAACCATTCACGATCAGCAATCAATCGCAGATCGTAACGAACACCTTTCGCAGGTGATTTCCAGCTGGCAGACTTGTAAATCTCACCAGTTTTCTTATCAATGAAGCAGTGAACAGATCGTGAACCATTGGCAACCATAATCACCTTATGATACTTCTTACCACTCTCAAAGATAAAGTCATAACCACACTGTCCATTCTTCAGATCTTCGATACATGCTTCATGATACTTTGTCTGAACAGAATCAGTAGTGTCATAAGTGTAGTTAAAGTTCTCGATAGAACGCTGATGCTGTTTGATACTGTACTCAATAAAGTTCTGACGAAGAGCATCACACAACATAAATGTCCATTTTGTGACATTCAGTTGGATGGTATTCTGTGCATCTCGTTGAGCACAGAAGTCGGAGAAGTCTTGGCGATGGTTGAGAGTAACAGTCATTTGATTGGTTCTTACACTACTGGAACACTTTAGAGGTGAGTAATTTTAATCACCCCCAAGTCTTCTCCATGATAAAGTTTGCACGACTAAACTCTTCACGATCAACTACCTTAAACATACCATACTGATTGGTGATAACATAACCTTCATGTAGAGTTGGAGCATTACCAATCATGCAACCAATTTCGTCCTCTTCCTGAATGAAACAGAAAAGATCATCCTTGATTGATGCAACGAGTTTCCACAATCGGATTAGGTTGACATCACAATCTGTTTTTTCTGCAATTTCATTTTCATCAATGGCATTCTGGTTGCGAATGCAGTCATTGATGACTTTTTTGATTGTTGATGCTTTCTTGGCATCCACAAACTCACACAGAGTTGCCATTTGTTTGGCAAACTTACAAACATCTTCCAAATCTTCACGATAAGGATGCAATGCAACTTCAGGTTGCACAAACAAACACTTCTCAGTGCTGATGAGTTGAGTAGTCAAAGGTGATGCAGATACACACCGCAGATCATTACCATCACCATAGATTGTATGAGGACAGATGATAATATCCTCAGAGATTATCCCAGGAAAGACGTAAGTAATCGTGTTGGGACGATAGGTATCAGAACCACCATAACCAATAAAGTCACCTTGAATGATAAGATTTGTGCGAGGTAGACAATCAAAAGCAGCATGAAGAACACGCGCAACTTTACCTTCATGGTTCTTATCAATTTCTTCATGAGAGTGATTGATCTTGATTTTGACTTTATTGAAGACAGATTTGGTGCCTACAAAGAACTTACCAGTTGCAGGATTACGACCCCAGACGATTGCTGGGGCACCATCCATTTTGGTACTGATAAAACTATCAGATTCAGAGAACCAGTCAAGAACTGATAGATCTCCAGTGAGAATTGAATCTTCAGGGTGAGGCAAGTGCTTGTTTTGCATAATCAGAAGTTGAGATAGTTATCAATAGAGGTCTGAATGTCTTCAGAAAGTTGTGTTGGAGGAAGAATTGGATTCACTTCTCCAATGTCACACTTGTAATAGTCACCGAGACCAAACTTAGCAAAAACACCATCACCATCAGCATAATACCGATTGCGGGCAACATCATCTTCTACGATGATTGCTTGATACGTTGTCAAACAAAGAATCAATGCTGCATCAAATGTTTGACTGTTCTTGAAATCTTCCAGAGTTTTCTTATTGCCCTGAAAGTTTTTCATCTTGATTGTTTGTGTTTGATGTGGAGTGCGTTTGTAGAATAGATTCTGACGCATCTTCAGTTCAACTTTAAGATCACCATACAAAAAGTCATAACCAATCTGATCTACTCTGTTGAGATTAGAAAACTTTGCAAGTGCTTTCTCAATCGTCGTAGATTTTGTGAAATTATCTGCACGGGATGTAAATCCAGAGTCAGAATAAACTCCACAAACAACACCAAATACTTTGTGCCAATTTACATCTGTTTCCAGATGGTCAATAAGGTTTCCAATGGTCATAATTGAACTAACTCCGTTAGTGTCAGGTTTAAGAGCACTTGTGTGCTCATGAATAAAGATAGAGGATTTGACTGGATAAGTCAATGAGTAATGGGCAGTTTCAAAACTGGCACACTAACGACGAACAACAGAATCCAAGAGTTCACCTTTCTCAAAGACAGTATTCACAACATTCTGAAGTGCTCGTTCTGTTGCAATACCAACCTGAGAATAGACAGGAACCACACACAAACCAAACTTCTTCTCACTACCACCAAGACGCAGAACTCGTCCGATAGTTTGAGTCATTTCAATCACATCCATGTTACGAAGGAAAACAACAGTTTCAAGTTGAGAAACATTGATGCCTTCAGAAAGAATAGAACGATGAAGACAAACAAACTTCTTCGATGGATCTTTACCCCAAGCGTTGAGAGTATCAAAAAATACCTCACGATTGACTTTCTTACCATCAATCACTGCACCAGTTTTTGCAGTAATGTAAAGAAAAGAATACCCTCGTTGATTCAACTGAACTGCAAAGTCAGTTTGCGTCATCAGATTGATAAGTTGCTTGGTGGTGCGAACACAAACCAGAATCTTTTTCGTAGCATTGTCATCAATCGTCTCCAGAACATTGTTGCAATCAAGATCGGGAGAGATCTTCTTTGTCTTGTGAATGTCAAACTTCTTTGCCTGAATCTTAGGTGGAATGATAAATCCACCATTCACAAGTTCAGGTGCAGAAACCCGACAAATAATGTCACCATAAACCTCACGATCATTCATACCTGGTTTGTTGATTGTCACAGAAGTCTTACGAGTTGCAGTAAAGAAATAGCAACGATCTGCTTCTTGACTGAAGAACTCAGTCGCAGGAAAGAAGTTACGTTTGACGGAATTATGTGCTTCGTCAAAGTAGATAGTATTCACCTCAATATCTGCCTGCTGAATACGATTCAGAGAGTTGTATGTGGTGAAGATAATGACACTCTCACCAGCAGTGCGAGCAGTGTTAGCAAACAGGTGAATCTTACTGGGATTTGTGGTGCTGAAGTGATGAGTTTCTCCAGAGTGAACGTGCATGATGTGTGTGTTAGAAGTATCAATGACTTCCAGAAACTCACTACAAAGTTGTTCTGCCAGCAGAATACGAGGACAAACAACAACAATCGTGCTGACAGTATTGTTCAGAGTATTCTGAGCATCAGTAATCATTGTGAGAGTCTTCCCTGCACCAGTTGGCATTATCAACTGCCCACGATTGTGATTCAGCATTGCATCACAACCACGTTGCTGATGAGGGCGAAGAGTGAACATAAAATAATTCGTCAACAATGGAATCATATCAAAAAACTGGCATCACGGCAAGAGTGTGTGCCAGTTGTTTGATTGGTTATTTTGCAACAATCTCTTCAAACTTTTCTTTTAATGATACAGAATATTCCAAATTATCGTTGTATGCAGTCCATTCTTGCGTGGTCTCAGAAAGACAACTTAGGGCATACAGAATAGTGTTGATTTCTCGTTCATCAAGATCTATGTTGAAATCTTTGATCATGGTTGTCTTTTAATTACAATTTTATTGTAGAGGACATTTTCAAAAAAATCCATGTGCAGTAGTCACTTTGCAGAGTGTCACATACCAACTTTTAGATAAGGAGCACCTTTTACATCTTTTTCAAAATAATCATCCATTTCAAATTTTTTTCCTTCAAATATAATATAACCTCTACCACTTGCTGCGGCATATAATGATAGTAATACTTGTTTTTTCACCAATTCGTTAATTTTATCTGCATATTCAGAATACATGTAACCAAATTCTGCGTTTGCAAGGAGTGCAAATGATTTTTTAAAACTCTCTTCAATGTGTTTATTTTGTGACTGTTTATATTTTAAAGCTTGTGATGCAAACTTCTTCATCTCCCTATCTAATAATTTGAATCTTGCTTCATAAACAGCAGTAAGCTCTCTATTATTTTTTAGTTCTTGTTTTATCTTTTGTTCAGATATTTTACCTTGCTTCGTGAAGAATCTCATATTACGATTTGTTTTATTCTTCTTTTCTTCTTCCTTAACTATTTTTGTTACCAATCTTTCTAAGATGAGATCATTGTATTTTTTATCATATTCTTTATCCATTCTTTCAGTATTAGATTTAAGAGCTTTCTTATATGATTCAGAAACACCAAAATATGTCCCCATTGAATTATTATTATTTGATAAGAAATTAACATATGATGAGAAAAAATCTTCCAAGCATTTAACTCTTTCTAAAGCTTTATTGTGCAATGGAATTGAAATTTGTTTTATGATATTTCTTTTTTTCTCCCCCCTACCTTCTGTTCCTATAAAATTATCAATAACTATTTGTCCTAAAATCTCTTTATATCTGACAGGTGTAATTACATCATCCATTTTTTCATAACTTGTATCAGTTAGTAAAACATGAACTAACTTTTTAAAATCACTTGACGTATAAAGAGTAGAATTATACTTTACATTTGATAGTGAAGAATCTCCCAGTTTAGAGTCACTAAAATCTACACCATACTTTTGACATGCTGTATCAAAATATTCTTTTCTTTTTAGTTTCATATATGTTAGGAATGTTCTTAATTTTGGAATATCTTTAACCAAATTTGAAAAATAAGTAAGTGTTATTCCCCCCTCTCCAGAGGCAGATCCACTACCTGCTTGAGAAAAATAAACAGAATTTTGACCTCCACCAAAATTGGTCCACATTGTATAATCATATGATTTTACTTTATTCAGGTTAAGATTTTTAATATTTAATTTATACTTTACTTCTAATCTATCATTTGCAGAAAAAATAACAGGTTCTAAATCAATAGTTTTTTTAATCAAGTTTTCAAAATTAGAAAGAGAACCAGATTTAGCAGCACCAACTAATGATGTTAGCAAAAATTGAAATTCGTCAAGGTCACTATCATATTCTTTGGCAGAGTTTCTGTCTAAGTTTATCAGTTTTACAGGAAAATTTTCAGACAATACTTGTTTTAAAGAAATGTTGAATATATCTTTTATCAACCATGCTCTATTCATGTATTCATTATATTTTTTGGGTGTTAGTAAATTTTTAATGATTGATGGATTATTACGGACATCCTTCCATTTTACTTTATTTGTTATTTCTTGAATTTCATCAAGTTCATCATAAACTTCAGAATTTTTATGTATTAACATAATATCTGCAATATTAATTTTATCAGAATTTAACTTAGATAAAATTCCAGGATTCCATCTTTGTGCTTTTGCCACATCAGTCTTGTTAAAAACTTCTGCCCAATTTTTAATTGCGGAAGCACATTTCTCTTTAATTGCATATGCCTTATTATTTTCTTCTTTGTCTGGTCTTGATATGGTGTATTGACTTAAAACAACATTTAACTTTTTCCTTATTGCTTGAGCACTATAAAATGACCCTTTAATCCAAGTTTCATACTTTAAATTTCCTTTTGAGTCTTTTTGACCATAAGCAGATCTATATGTTGAATGTGTTCTAAATTTTCCTCTTCCTATTTCCAAATTTTCCAGAACACCATTATCACTCCACTCCTCTGGTTTTTTACCCTCAGTAGTTATCATGTCAACAAAATCATCCACACTATTTGTTGGATACTTATCAATATATCTTAAAGCAATACAACATAAAGATTCATTTATATCAGTTTTTGGATCTGCCATAATCCTTTACCTTTTTCTACGAATAATAGGTTCTGTCTTACGAATCATCTTCTTATTCGCATAATCAGGATCCATTGCAACATGACCAGTTCTTGTATTTCTTACAACTGGTTTATCTTTACTTGTCTTCTGTTGTGATGTAACTCCTTTTGGAATTGTATCAGTTGTTGTAACTCTATTCTTTGGTACACGATAAGATACTACTGCTGGTTTCTTCTTTCTTTGCTTAGAAGTAAACTCAGCATACTTTTCTGCTTTCTTTTTATCTGGTGTTACATAATGTCCTGGACCTTCACTTCCTTTTGTTGAAGGTCTAGGACCAGTTCTCTTAATTGATTTTACAGAGTCTTCGTCAGATCCATGATGAAGTCTTACAAAACTAATTCTTCTCTGTGCTTCCTCTAAGAATTGTTTATATGTCTTCATAGAATCTTTAAAAGCTTAATATTATTTATCCCAAACCTCACAAAGGTATTCTAGCAAGATTTGGGACTCTTGTCAAGCGTATACTCCAGCATCAATCTCAATGTTGACAACATTCAAAACTTCTGTTATATTTTCACCATCATCAACTGTATTTGCCTCAAAAATAGTCTTAATTCCAAGAGTATTGTTAATATTAACGTAGAGATTTTGTACTTCTAATTCTGAAGGCAATCCACTACTTAAAAGATAACGATCTCTTCCAACTCCAAGACCAGCATCTTGCACATCAGTACGAATTGCAACTCTTCCTTCAGAGTTGTCATAATAAATTGCAGCATATTTATGAGTTGCAAGACCAACATCATATCTTGCCATTACAATGCCAACGTCACCACTATTACCAACACCAACATTTGGTGGAATTAAAGTGCCTTGAGTTGTTGGATCTTCAATTAAACCAATTGTGAGAAGGTTATCTCTAATGTCAACATCTTGAACATTTAGTCTTGCTTCTATACCATTAAAGAATGCACTATTAGCACTCACATCACTTGAAATTGCAACACTACCAGTGCCACCTTCCATTGCAATACAAATAGTTCCATCACCTGCTCTAACAGTACCAGTACCAACTTTAAGATCTCCAGTGACCGTAGTTAGTAAGTCACTATCCATTAGGATATTTGGCTGACCATTACTTGCTCTAATTTCATCACCATCAATTTCGATTGCACCAGCAAAGATAGTATTCTGATTGGATTGTAGAGTTATGTTTGTATCACCAGTACCTGCTTGGATTTGATTTCCTTCAACTCTAATTGGTCCAGTGAAACTTGTTAATTCTTGACCATCAAGCATCAAGATATTAACAGAACCATCAGATGACAGGATCTCATTTCCACGAACTTCAATATCACCATAGAAGATAGTTTTGGTATCACCAACTAAAGTAATATTTGTGATGCCAATACCGTCTTGAATATCTTTTCCACCTACAACTAAATCTCCAGTAATTTCGGTATATGTTGCAGCTGCTCCTATTTGTATAGCAGTAGTTCCATCAGATGCTCGAATTGCATTCTTTCCTAGTTTTAAGAAACCAGTAAGATCAGTAACATTATTTCTGATAGTTGCAATACCAAGATCATCTGCACCAATAACAATATCTTCTGCGGATTTAAAGAGATCTGCTCTTTGTGAAGTATCTGCGATATTAATTGTATTTGAATCTACTTTAATATAAGTACCACCAATTTGTACCCAACCAGCAAATTGAGTATTAACATTATCATTAAGTGTTATATTGGTTGCACCAGTAGATGCTTGAATATCATTTTGAGATAATCTAAGTCTTAC